TTAATAATTTCAAGCCTTAGCCTATTATGAGTTGTCGTAACAACATCAGCATATTTGATAAAATTTTTAATCACATTTGTTACCCCTAAATCACGATATGTTTTAGCTGATAAATGTTGGCTAAATAGTTCCCAATAGTCATCAATATCAACAACCAATTTAAAGCCAATCTTAGCCTTCCATTTTAATAAATCAGGCAATGGTATTAATTCACAAAATCTATTGACTACAACCACGTTTATCGCTTTCTCAATAAGCATCTCTTCAGTCATTGTATCCGTTATCATACAATACTCTTTATTCATCACCGATAATGGTAATGCTAGTCTATGGTAAGTAACTCCTGAATGTCTACTTCCTACGGCGCATATTCTTAATTTGGACATCGTTTGGTTTTGATTGGTTGAGTTTTGCAATATATTTTACTCCTTCATAATGAGCCGATAATCTTTTAAGCATATCAAAAACACAAGAACCACACCACGAATTAAAATTAAAATCCTTGTTAATATATTTTCGATATAGGTTTGCATACTCCTCAAGTATTTCTCTTTCTATATTTTTTGTAAACCCTAATGCTACCGCTTCAAAGTTTATAATATTGGCTTCTATAAATGCTATCTCTTGATCAGTCATAGTTTATTTATTAGTCTATAAATTACTGCTCCTAAAACTCCCGAACTAAATACGATTGCTATCCATTCTTGATATTGAATTGGAATTACAATTAAAACAATAGCGCTCCAGGTACTTAAACATGGAGTACAACTAAATGGCTTAAAATTTAATCTAAATGACTGATATAAATTTGTCATTGTAAAAAATACTGCAAAAGAAACGGCTGCTATTATTGTGATCATTTTAATGTATGGTAAATTTCATCTTTAACTAAACTCCAGTAAGCTTGATCATCTGCCTTTAATTTTTGTTGTAATATTAATTCGCAAATGTATAATCCAAGCTCTTTAGCAAATAATTTATTTCCACAAAAATACAAAGAATTTAAAAGCAAACTATTTGCTCGTTCATCAGGCTTCATCTCTTATTTTCTTTTTAATGTTTGAAATCGTTTTGACTATTGACATATATGGAATGCCAGTCTTTCTCGAAATCTCGGTTTGATTAAAATTCAATTCGACATAAGTATCAAGCAACATATCCTCATACCAGCTTAATCCTTTTCTTGCCTTCTCTACCTGGTTGTAAAGACTTTCTTTGTAGTCCTTTGTATAATCCTCAATTTGAGCCAATTCTTGTATGCCATCAAGACATTCATACTTTGCTCTAAAATGTCTAAAGAATGGCTGATTCATACCGGTACTATATATCATGTTTAGCATACATCTAACCAACCAATATTTTAAACCACTTGATCCATTGTTATTATAAATTGACCAAAATTTATCTTCACTTATTGAGCATAAATTTAAAAACATTTCTTGTTTTAATTCTTCCCTTAAATTTGATGGATGCATCTTCATCAAAGCTTGTTTAATCTCCTTTGAGTTGTAAAGTTCTTCGATGATTTGCGACCTGGTCATTCCTTTGATTTTTTGATTATTTCAAAAATAAAATAAACAATAAAAGCCATTTCGATAATTCCTACCGTAATGGCTTCCCAAATTAATCTTTCCACTTTTCTAGATCCCTATTTAAATACCAAATTGCTTTACTTAAATCTTTCTTTTTAAATCCTTTTTTATCTGATCTTAGTATGTATTTAATTGCATTACCTAGATTAAAGTTGAGATCAAACGAATCAATTATATCAATTACCTCAATTCCATTACCTTGATAATGTTCAGGATGATTGACTTCTTCTTTGATAACTCCTTGATATTTAATATTTTCCATGCTCAAAGTTATTTAAAATTCATGCAATTCCAAGTAATCCTTAATTTTTTTTGTTTGTCTGTAAGCTGGATAAGATGATCCATTTTCCATTAATATTCTATTCTTATTTATTTCAAGGCTAAAATTTAAATCCAAGTAGGTAGCACAATTAATTTGTATTTGTTTTGTTGGATATTCTAACATTTTATCAATCCATTTAATTGCATTCTTGTGATTTTCTTTCAAATCTCATCTGCTTTAAACTTTCTTAATAATTCGATGCAATCATCTAACCTTCGAACAATTGTGTAATAATACCCATGTGCAAGTGCTATCTGTTGAAATGCTTTTTGGTTTGGTTGTTGACTTCCCTTTTCAATTTTAACTTCAACAAATAAACCTTTCCAGTTCTTGTTGGAGATCATCCAAAACATATCAGCCACTCCAGCTTTTGCACCTTCCATTTTTAATTTGATTGCAACTAATCTATGCCTTGCACCTCCGTTTGGAATTGCAAAATAATAAAAGTCTTGTGTAAAATCTAACCAGTGACAAATAGCAACTTGGAGTTTATGCTCATATTCGTTTCTCATTTTACAAATTGTATGATTTTTGTCAATTATATTTAACGTTATAAGTTTCGTTGTAATATTGTCTTGGGGTATGACAGTTAAAACCTTTGCATTTTGTTATGTCCATTATCTTATAAATTGTTTTAAGTGGTTATTCGGAAATTCCGAATTTGTGTTTTGTAAGGTTCTAACCTTAATTTTTTAAAATGTTATCAGGCTATTACCTTATGATTAACCTACCATGATTCGTATATAATCTCAAATCAATAGTATCGGTAAAGATATCTTCATCAGAATCAATTCCAAAATCATTATTGATTATTTTTTTTTCTAATGTCTGATTATTTTTATTAGATAAATAAAAAGCATAGCAAATTAATGCCAGCGCAGTTCCGTAAATTAGTTTTCTTTTCATTTTATGTAGTTTAAAATATGTACAATTACATCAACTGTCCAACCATTTCCAAGCATTTTATATCTTTGAGAATCTGAAACATAAGCTGTATAATTATCTTTTACAGTTTGTAATCTTTCGCATTCAATTGGAGTAAGTCTTCTTATGGTAGAATTATCTAATTTTTCCAATGCACAACCACTAATATCACTACCACTTCCTCCTCCTTTTGTTGCTAATGTACCTGATTTCCCATTTTCTCTCCACCTAAATCCTTCATCATATCTAAAATCTCCACCAAATATTTCTATTGCATTTGTTTGACCCGTATCAAGACAATAAGTCTTACCATCATTACGACTTAATGGTCCGGTACCTCCTTTACCAGTTGTTGAAGAACGTGGCATTGTATTATGAACAACTATTATATTATCAGTAGCCGCTAAAGCTGCATTTGCCCTTAAACATGAATCTTTTTTATCTCCTATTGTAGGATTCCATCCAAAACCAGTTCCTTTATCTTCATGTCTTTTAGAATGTCTTACAAATCCTGAAATCATTTTATCACTTAAAAAATATTTATTATCTATATTTTGTTCTATTATATCTTTTAATAAAATGCCTTTATCTTTTGGTTGCTCAATAGTAGATTCTAAATCTCCAAATAAACCTTGTGGTTCTAAACCTATATTAGTCCAATATAATCTTTGTCTATTTTGAGCAGATAATAAAGCTGAATTAATCATAATTGGTTTTACTCCAATAGCTTTTGAAAGTATTTTTTCCCATTTTTCCCCCATCATTACATTTTCAAGCAGAAAATATTTTGGTTTTACTTCATTTAATAATCTCATGTATTCCCAAAACAAATATGATTGACCTTCAAACTCAAATCCTTCAGACTTTAATTCTAGATAATGATTGAGTGTCAAAATCTCTTGCTCATCCTTTGTAGACATTCCTTTACGTTTACCAGCAAATGAAAATGATTGACATGGTGAACCACCAATAAGAATATCTATTTTAGGTAAATCTTTACCATTAACATTTATAACACTTCCAAGCTGGATAGTATTAGGATAGTTTGCCATTGTAACTTGAATAGCATACTTGTCAATTTCAGATGCAAAGTATTTATTAACCTGTATTCCTGCTCTTTCTAATGCTTGTTGTCCACAAGACATTCCATCAAATAGGCTTAATACGTTCATATCTCATTCGGTTTAATAGTTCCATCTTGATCAATATGACAATCAAATGTAACTAAAGAATTGATAAATTTTGTGTATGCTTTTTTTCTACATTCAATTTTTCTTTTTTCTTCATCAATAATATGAGAATATTTATCCCA